CAAACAAGTAGAGGTTCATAATGTTATTTGGAGCAACACCTTTTTCTAACTCACCTTTTGCCGATCCAGGTGGAGTAAGTATCTTTGTAACCGTTAGCGGTCAAAGAATGAACTTTGCTATAGGTAATGTAGTTATTGAAGGTAAATCAGTTGTTTTACCTACAGGACAAAGAGTTGATTTAGCAACAGGTGATGTAGTTATTAAAATAGGTCAAACGGTTCTTGTTACAGGAGAAGAATTAGCACTTGCAACAGACACGGTAGATGTGATATCATGGAACCCAATAATTCCAGGAGCAACTGGTGTTTGGATTCCAATAGATCCAAATAACCCATAAGGAGAAAAATGGCTAGTACGTATTCAAGTGATTTAAAATTAGAGTTAATTACAACAGGTGAAAAGTCTGGTACATGGGGCACTATTACTAATACTAATTTACAACAATTAGAGCAAGCAGTATCAGGATATATAGCAATTGATGTAGCATCAGCTGATGTTGCATTAGCTTTATCTAATGGTGCGATATCAAACGGTAAAAATTTTTATTTAAAACTAACAGGGACTTTAACAGCGAATAGAGTTGTTACTATGCCTGATTCATCTGAAAGAGTTTTTGTAGTTGAAGATGCAACAAACAGATCTTCTTCTCTGTATACACTAACTGTTAAGACAGTATCAGGAACCGGGGTTACATTACCCGTAGCTTCAACAAATCTAGTTTATTCTGATGGAACTAACATTAATTTAGGTATTAGACATAAAGGATATGTTACACCTGGAGCAACATATACAACTGTAAATGGGGATCAAGTTTTGGTTGATACATCAGGAAGTGGTATTGGTGCGCCTGTTACAATTAATTTACCAGCATCACCATCAGTGGGCGATGAAGTACATTTCATAGATTCAGGTAATAACCTTGCATCAAACAATTTAACAATAGGTAGAAACAGTTCTAATATTTTAGGGTCTGCTTCTGACCTAGTAGTATCTACAAATACAGCGGCATTTACTTTAGTTTATGTTAATGCAACAAGAGGCTGGGCATATAAAGATAACATATAGGAGCTAACAGATGGCTCTACTTGATTTTACATTCTTTCCGGGAATAGATAAACAGAATACTACCGTAGGTGCTGAACAGCGTTGGGTAGATTGTGATAATGTGAGATTTAGATATATGTTACCAGAAAAAGTTGGTGGTTGGTCTTCTTTAATTACGGATACCATTGTAGGTGTTGCAAGACGTGAGTTTGCATTTGTTGATTTAGTAGGTAACCGTTATGTAGCAATTGGAACTGATAAATTTTTATTAATTTACTTTGAAGGTCAATTGTACGACGTCACACCTTTAAAAGCGACATTATCTTCTGCAACTATTGCAACAACAGATGCATCTCCAATTTGTGAAATAACAACTGGAAGTAATCATAATTTATCAGCAGGTGATATTGTATTATTAGATAATGTAACATTACCAGGTGGAACGGGGTACGCGGATTCTGATTTTGAAGATAAACTATTTCAAGTAACTGGTATTACATCTGCAACAGTATTTACAATTACACAATCAACTAATGCAACAGCAACAGTAAGCACAGGTGGAAGTATAGATGTTAAACCTTATGAACAAGTCGGTCCTGCTGCACAATCTTATGGTTATGGTTGGGGTACAGATACTTGGGGTACAGGTGGCTGGGGAGATGCTTCTTCTGCAAACGATGTATCACTAGAACCTGGTTTATGGTCATTAAGTAATTTTGGTCAAGTATTAGTTGCAACGATTGCAAATGGAAAAACTTTTACATGGAATGCAGGAGATGCTGCAAGATTAACTACACGTGCGTCTATTACTACATCAGGGTTTCAAACAACAAACAATCCAACTGCAACTAGAGTTACATTAGTATCACCTACAACTAGACACTTAATTCATTTAGGAACAGAAACAACTATCGGAGATACTTCTACTCAAGACGATATGTTTATAAGATTCTCAGAACAAGAAGATATAAATGATTACACGGTGACTGCAATTAACTCTGCAGGTACACAAAGACTTCAAGATGGTACAAAAATAATGGGTTCATTAAAAGCAAAAGAAACAATTTTAGTTTGGACCGATAACGCATTGTACACAATGAAATTTATTGGTGCACCTTTTACATTTGGATTCGAGCAAGTTGGTACGAACTGCGGATTGATTGGTAAAAATTCTGCTGTTGAAATAGATGGTGTCGCTTATTGGATGTCTAATAACGGATTTTTTGCATTTGATGGTACAGTTAAATCTTTACCTTGTACGGTTGAAGACTATGTCTACGACCAAGCAGATACTACAAAAGGCCAACAAGTTTATGCTGGTTTAAATAACCAATATACAGAAATAACTTGGTATTATCCATCACAAGGATCTGAGTATAATGATCAATATGTGGTGTTTAATTATGGTGAAAGCACTGCGAGAATACCGGGTGGTGTTTGGTATATTGGAACAGAAGCTAGAACTACTTGGATTGATGGTACAGTATATCCAAATCCATTTGCAACTAAATTTAATGATAGCGCTACTGGAACATTTCCAGTCATTGTCGGAGAATCAGGGCTCGGGCAGACTACTCTATTTGAACATGAAGTAGGAACCGATCAAGTAAATCCTGATGGTAGTACAACAACAATAACATCTTTTATACAATCATATGATTATGATTTACAACAAGCACAAAGAGGTCAATCTTATGCTATAGCAGGGGATGTATTTTTAGCAGTTAGAAGATTCTTACCTGACTTTAAAGATTTGCAGGGTAATGCTAAGGTGACATTAGCTGTAAAAAGATACCCTTCAGATTCTCAAACAACTACAGCTTTAAGTCCTTTTACAATTACCACCTCTACTGAAAAAAAAGATACTAGGGCTAGAGGACGGTTTGTTAATATAAAAATAGAAAATGATGCAACTTCAGAATCTTGGAGATTTGGGACAATGAGATTGGATGTACAACCGGATGGTAGAAGATAATGGCTAAAATAGTAATAAGAATACCAGAACCTAAAAAAGAATATGATGAGTCAAACCAAAAACAAATTAACAGAGCTATTGCTCTAATTGTAGAACAATTAAACTCTACTTTTTTAGATCAATTAAAACAAGAATCAGAAAGATTTACATGGTTTAAATCAGCAGGAGATCGTAACTAATGGCAAATATTTATAAAAATGCACAATTTAATTTAACTACAACAGATGTGACAGACATTTATACTGTACCTTCTAACTCTAGAGCTATAATACAAAATATACACACAGCTAATGTTGGTGGTGGAAACACGGAAATAAAAGCTTTTTTATATGATAATTCAGTAACAACTGCTTTTCAATTTGCTGAACATACTGTAAACTCAGGGGATTCTAAGTCTATCTCTGATGGCTCAATTGTGTTAGAAGAGAATGATAAACTACAGCTACAAGCTGCTTCAGCAAATATATTTGAAGGAACTTGTGCTATATTGGAAATTAACAGAGACTAAGGAGAAAACATGGCGTTTAAAGAAGAAGGTGAAGTAAACTACACAATCATAAATGGTAAAAAAGTACCAGTTGTTAAATGTGAAACAGAAGTAGTTTTGAGAAATACACAAACTAATTACGAGTACAATTCAGATAAAGAAGCAGAAGATGATATTGCTAACCCAGCAACTGCTACTCAAAAAGAACATATAACAAGATCATTAAAAATTAAAGTAGCAGCAATGCCACCATTAGGTGCTGCATCAGACTCAGAGGATAAATAGTGCCACCAAATTTTTACAACGCAGGAGACCAGGCCATATATTCTGCAGGTGATTTTTTCATACCGCAAGAACGATATAGAGCTGCGCCCTATACTGTAAATCAACCGAGTGCACCGGACGAAGTTCCTGCAGGTATACCTACTGTATATCAACCACAAGGTGGTGGAGGTGGTGGTTATAGTGGTGGCGTAAATGATTTAATTAAAAACTATACTCTAGATACAAGAAATCAATATTTTGATAGCCAAAAAACACCGCTTGTAGATAACTTATATCAAAGTAAACTTGATAAAACTTTTATGGGTTTTCCAAGTTATAGACAACAAGAATTAACTGGTCCAGACATGGGTGAGTATATCGGATCAGGAACAGATGTTCCTCTGGAATTAACCGGAGCAGGTAGGGTTCAAAATACTTTAGGAAATATAAAAGACACTGCTAGCGGTATAATGAGTAAGATTGGAGGTATTGGTCCTGTAAGTATGTTATTAGGATCAATGGATAAATTTGATACACTATCACCAGCTGATCAAGAATTTATAAAACAAAATATGGGTTACAGAGGTCCAACAGTATTCGGTGATAATTCATCTGGATTATCTAAAGATCCTTTTGGATTAAATACTAGATCTGCATTTGGTAATTATGCAGAAAGAGTTGGTAAAGAATCGGACAAACTTGGTGGTTTGTTAACTGAAACACAGGCAGAAAAATACGGAAAAAATACTTCTGGTATATCATTTAATTCTTCAACAGGAATGTTTGAAGCTATTAATGAAGAGGATGAAGCAGCTGTAAACGCAGCTTTAAAAGCAACTCAAATGAATAAAATGAATATTGCTAAATATAATTTTTACGCAAAAAAAGAAAACGAACGTATAGCTAATGAAAAATTAATGGAACAACAAGCAGCAGCAGAAGCAGCAGCAGCTG